AGAGCGCGAGAACCAGCTTGCCTTGGCCCAGCTACTGTTCGACAAGGTGGGCGACTGTCCGAGCATGTGGATGGGCCTGTTCGCATGGGCCACGCCGGACATATGGCACGACCCTCAGTGACCGAAGAGAATGATAAAAGGAAACCATAAATCATGGCATACATCAAACCATCACCAGAAGAGCAGGCAAGGCGCACCGCCAAAGCAATTGCCACGCGCCGCGCAAACAAAGCGGCGCACAAAACGGCAATGCAAGACGCCTATGAACGCCAGTACTTACTCAAAGACGAGATCAAGGAGCTTGAAAATAAGCTGCAAATCATCCAGCAACTGGACACCATGAACGAGGTGTCCAACAAGGTAGCCAGCAAGACACTTGCTTCAGCAGAGGCGATCTTGAAAGCCGCCAAGCCTTGGCAAAGTTTCACGGGCGTGTACTTTCTCATATCCAACAACAAGATCGTTTACGTCGGCCAATCGGTGAATGTCTACGCCAGAATAAGCGGCCATGCAGGCAAGACTTTTGACAGCTTCACCGTGATCCCGTGCCCAAGGGAGCACCTCAACGTGCTGGAGTCGCTTTACATCCATATGTTTGATCCACCCCTCAACGGGCATGAGAAGAGCAACTGTGCACCGCTGAGCCTAGAAAAAATCTTGAGGCTTTCAGTAAGCTCTTGAGCACCAAAAGGCCCGCCACAGCGCGGGTTTTTTTACGACCGGAGTTGCCAAAAGAAAAGGCCAACAGCAAACGCAGCTTGGCCAATAAGAGGGTACTAGGTTAATTTCACCCAAAGACCCCCCCTACCCCACAACGGTGGAGTAAGGAAGGAGAAAGGTGCTTCACCCCTGCGATGCAGGATCATCATGTGAACGGTTGGCTACGTTCTACCCCCGGCTTGATGATTCGACCAGCCGCACGGATTGTTCGGGAACTGCCCCCTAGACCAAGGTCATACCGTGTCGCGGTTTCCTTCCGAGCGGCCCCACTTGCGGCCCCTGCTGTCGTGCGGAGTACGGAAGTCGAGGAACTGCTTAAAGATGGTGGCCGGGGCTGAGAATCCCGGCATCCCCCGCTTCGGAAAACAGGGGTCAACTACTAGAGCACCGGGATGCCGTTAAGGGTCTTGCCAACGCAGAGCGCCGAACATCCGAGTGTCTTTTGTCTGGCGCATCAGCCTGCGCATTCACCATCTTTAAGCAGTCGGCACAAATGAAAAAAGCCGTTACAACTGCACTTGGGTAGCACCCCCACAGGAGTGGGGCCAAATGCATGTGTAACGGCTCTAAACGTGTTGTGTGCTACGACAACGGCTCCAGTATATCAAAGACGTTGGTGGACGTGCAAGAGGCCCACAAAAAGAAACCCCCACGTCTGAGGTGGGGGTAAATTCACTCAAGGAGGTCACATGAAAAACAACCTCAGTTTAGCCGCAGGTGCGCAGCAGTGCAATGGCCTCTTCCACGCTGTTCACGATGTAAAGGTCCGAGCCCGGCCACTCGTCATGGAACTTCTGCTCCGCGTCCGTCAGCCGCCGCGCTGATGGCGGCTTGGCACCGTCCTTCACCTCGATCAACAAAGTCTCCCCACGGTGACTCACCAGCAGGTCGAACAGCCCCTCGTCGTTGATCTGCTTGACGTAGGCACCCTCGGCACGCATGGCCTTGATGATGTCTTGCTCGTTGTCGTCGCGCCGGGCAGCTCGTCTCATAGGGTTTGTCCTCATGAAAAAATATATTGCATTCATCGTAACAGATGTTGTGTTGTTGGCTTATACCTGATACATTAGAGTCTCACTCAACACACAGGAGAAACACATGACAGAGGAAGAACGCAAGCAGTGCTTGGATGTACTCTCTGAATCGGCCAAGATCGCCAACAAGGTCGGCCCTCTAATGATTGAGGATGCCGATGGCCGTGGAGCAATCGCCGTGACATCGGCAGCCATCTTGATGTCGTCCTTCGCCATGTCCATGGGCATGACCTTGCATGACGCAATCAGCTTGCTCATGCTGGTGCACAAGCAGACTATGGTTATGGAGCGCGAGGGATGAAAGTCACCAACCACTACGGTCTGCCAGAGACCATCACGAACGTGCTGGCCCGCCCCCAGTACTCCAAGGGTAAGGCCAACCTGTCCGTCACCGAGTTGATGAGCAGCCCTCGCATCGTCCAGCTCAAGCGCAAGCATTGGGAGGACCTGACTGAGGACGCAAGCGACATGGTGTGGAGCCTGTTCGGCACCGCTGTGCACAACATCTTGGAGCACGGCAAGGACGAGCACCACATCGTTGAGGAGCGCATGTTCACCGTGGTCAATGGCTTCACCATCTCGGGTGCCATCGACCTGCAGGAAGTCTACGAAGACGGCACGGTGCTGAGCGACTACAAGACAACCAGCGCGTACGCAGTGGTGAACCAGAAGATCGACTGGGAGTACCAGTTGAACTGCTACGCATACCTGCTGCACAAAGCCAAGGGCGTGACGGTCAAGAAAATCCAGATCGTTGCCATCGTCCGTGACTGGGCACGCCGCGAAGCATCACGCGAGGGCTACCCCAAGGCACCCATTACGGTGATCGACATCCCACTGTGGCCGGTGGAGCGCCAAGAGGCCTACATCAAGCAGCGCATCCACCTGCACGAGTCCGCCTTCTTCGACATCGAAGTGGGCAGCGATGTCGCACAGTGCACATCAGACGAGATGTGGGAGCGCCCAACTTTTTATGCCCTCAAGAAAGAGGGAAACATCAGAGCCACGAGCGTTCACGAGACGCCGGAGGCAGCAGATCAATCTCTTGCATTGGCAACCGGAAAGGCCAAGAAGGGTGAGAAGTTCATCGTGGAAATCCGTCCCGGTGATCGAGTCCGTTGCAGCAACTTCTGCCAAGTGGCGGAGTTCTGCGATCAACACAAAGCGTATCTTTCAACCAAGGAGAAAGTAAATGAGTGAAAACAGAGAACTGAGTTACGGCGAAAAAGCCGTGGGCCTGACATTCAACCCAAGCAATGACGATGCAGTTGCTCAGTGCAAAGCCGAGTTTGCCAAAGTCATCGACCGCATGAATGAACTGCGCCAAGCAGTCAACACCAATCCCGAGATCGCACGCATGTGCAGCATCGCAATCACCGAAGCACAGACCGCACAGATGTGGGCTGTCAAAGCAATCACTTGGAAATTTTAAGGAGCATCATCATGGCAGCATCAACCCGCATCTACATCGTCACCAGCACTGACGGCGCAACACGTTTGGTCAAGGCGACAGTGGCATCACAAGCCATCACGCACGTAGCCAAGAACGCATTCACGGCCCGCGTCGCATCGCAAGATGATCTGGTCCAAGCATTGGGCAACGGCGTCAAGGTCGAGGCCTATGGCGAGACAGCTCAAAGCGAGCTGGATGTCTGAGGCAAATCATGGCCCTCACAGTAACGGCAAACTCGTTCACACATGAAAACATGATGGTCAACACGACCACCTCAAGCCACTCGTATGAGCGAGAGATGTACGAGCGAAACATGCAATACCGCCGACAAGAAGAAGAGCATCGCCGCATGCAAGCTTGGGCGATAACCTCTGCCGGTCATCAGCCAACCATCGAGGTGCCAAAGTCCGACCCCAATGATCCACTGGCCTTTCTTAAAAAGGCAGACAACAAACTTTTACTCACTGGAGAAACATCATGAAACTCAAACCATTCGCAGAAATCATCGCCCTGTCCAAAGAGAAGCTGGCCGAGTCGCTGGCACCCATCCGCGCACGCAAGATGAAGAGCCAAGCCGAGCTGGAAATGGCCAAGCTGGACGACGAGCTGGTGCGCCTTGAGGCAGACATCCAAGAGCAGTGCTCCAAGGAGGACATCAACTTCCCCGCCCTGCTGGACAAGCTGGACAAGGTTGCGCTGCTTGAGCGCCGCAGGGATCAGTACGAAAACGTAATGTCTCAGCTTTTCCCAGCTAAGCAGCAATAAAAGGAGCACCCCATGGGCTGGATAATTACCGCAGTCGTCTGTATGGCTGCATGGTTCAATCACATCTTCACTTGCTTTAGCGAGGGCCTGTGGGGCTTCCTTCTGGCGGGTGCAATCATGTTCCCAATCGGCATTCTCCATGGCATGTGGCTGTGGTTTAAATAAGGAGACAGAGATGAGTGCAGACATCATGAAACAAATCGACTTGCTCGTTGAGTCGAAGACCTTTAACTTGGACGCCCTTGAAGGCATCAAGCAGATCAAGGACAGCCTTAAGGACACGTTGAGCAGCCTTCAAAGACTGCAAGACAAAGAGCTTGTTTACATCCGAGATTTGTCGCTTGAGGAGTCCAAGAACTCAGAGCATGCGGCAGAGATTACCGACCTCAAAAAGCAAATTGCAGAAATGCGCAGCGCCGCAGAAGATGGCAAGGCCGCACGCTTTGAGTCCGACAAACACAAAGCTGTAGCCGATACTTGGCAAAGCGCCATGGCGATGGTGTTCAAGCCGAGCGCTGTGCGAGAAACCATCCAGCGAAACCACTCCGTTATGGTGTCAACCCCGAACGGCGGTAGCTATCCGCAAAGTGTCGCCAACCAAGACCACATCGTGCGGGAGGACGCATGAAAGTCAAAGACCTCTTCCAGACATTCGACATCAACCCGATCAGCGCAGACCCAATGCACGGGCCAATCACAGATGAGCTGCTCCAGTACATGCAGCAACGCAACGAAGAAAAGCGCCAGAAGTCCATCGAGTTGCTCGGTGACAGATGGCTGCTCCACCCCAAAAACCAACAGCAGAAAGAAGTAAATGTCCGTTCATAAAAAACTCATGGAGGCCCGCATTGAATTGCAGGGCACCCAGCTCAAGAAGTCAGGCCTCAACAAGTTCGCAGGCTACAGCTACTTTGAGCTTGGAGACTTTCTCCCAACCATCCAAGCCATCTTCAACCGGCTGGGTTTGTGCGGCGTGGTGTCCTATAGCATCGAGTACGCCACACTGACCATCACCGACACCGAAGACGGAACAGTGATCGTGATCACAAGCCCCATGGCCGAGGCCAACCTGAAGGGCACCCACCCCATCCAGAACCTTGGCGCGGTGGAGACGTACAGCCGCCGATACCTGTGGATGACCGCCATGGAGATCGTCGAGCACGATGTCCTTGACGCCAGCACAGGCTACGAGGAAACAGCCAAGCCCAAGCCAGCGCCTGCAAAGACGGCAGCCAAGGCATCACCCCCTCCGGCCAAGATCGAGGGCAAGGAAGGCCCATGGCAACTGAAGGTTTCGATTGAGCCAGAAGGTTCATTCGCAGACTGGGCCAGCATCGTGATGGACGCCACCAAGCTGGGTCTGGAGCAGGCGGCAAGCGAGACTGATGTGATGGCCCTGTTCAGAGTCAACAAGAACATCTTCGACCGCATGAAGGCGGAGCCGGACAGCTCTTCTTACGAGGTCCTCATGGAAGAATTTAAAACAGCACGCAACAAATTTAAGGGGCAAGCATGAACAACATCACCATCGCAGGCGGCTTGGGCCGTGACGCCGAGCTCAAGTACCTGAACAACGGCGACCCCATCTGCAACTTCTCTGTGGCCGACAGCCAAGGTCGGGACAAGGGCACCATCTGGTGGAACTGCACCCTGTTTGGTAAGCGCGGTGAAGCGCTGGCGCAGTACCTCACCAAGGGTCAATCTGTCACCGTGGTCGGCACCATCACCGAGCGCGAGTGGCAGGACAAGGAAGGTGCTAAGCGCAAGTCCATGGATGTGCGCGTGAGCGAGATCGCACTGCAGGGTGGCCGTAAGGATGCCGAGCCGCAGGAAGAGCGCCGCACAGCAACCAAGCCAGCGCCGGTTGAAATGGACGACAGTGATTTGCCTTTCTGACCATGAAAACGCTGCAATACGAGGCTGTCAAGATCGCGATGAAGCAGGATAAGACCGGCATCATCCTGACCTTGAACATCCACCCAGACGACCTGCCAACGGAGCTCATGCGTGACTTCGTTGGCGCAAGATACCAAGTGGTTATGGTGAGACTGAACGGCGACGATAAGCCAATGAACAGGGATGCGGAATACCACCGCGACCCGGTTCGCACCGCAGGCATTCTGTGCCGCGATAAACAGTTCGCGCAGTACCTTCACAGCAAAGAACAAATCTTTGAAGTGAAGGAGGCTGATGTGATCGAGTGGCTCAAGGGCGAGCTGGACATCGAGTCACGAACCGAGCTGAAAGAAGATCAACAAAAGGCCAAGAAGTTCTGGGCCATCAACGAGGAATTCCAATCATGGAAGCAAAGCGCTTAATCCCATACTCGGTGCACCTGCCAGAGGATGTGTACCTCAAGCTCAAGGAGGCCGCAGGTAACCGCAAGGCATCGGCCCTTGTGCGTGACGCCATCACCTTGATTGTCGAGGGCGACGACGAGTTCAATGGCGGCTACAACAAAGGCGTGCGTGACTGCATCCGCCACATCCACGGCGTGGAACTGTGCAAGGCCATCAGCTACTACGGAGACCCACTGGCCAAGATTCTTGCGGATGATCTGGACGATCTGATCGTCAACCAGAACGTGAAGGGGCGCGGCAATGGCAAGAAAAAAACTTGAGGGCATCGCAGCAGTTGTAGCCAAGCGGGACCCTGTGTCGATCCAAGAGTTGACCATGCAGGACTTCTTTGCGGCGTTCGCGCTGCAGGGACTGCTGGCCTACTACGGCGACCGGTCCGTCATTGAGAGCGACGACGGCCTCACCAGCGTCCACGCAGCAGCTATGGACCACGCAGACGAGATGCTTCAAAGGAGAGCGACATGAGCAACACAAACACAGGTGGGCCAGCGTTTCCAGAGATTCGCATTCATGGAGGCGATAACTACAACGCTCCGACCAAGGTCTACTACGGCGGCATGACCCTGCGCGACTACTTTGCAGCCAAGGCGATGCAAGCGTTGATTATTGCCAATGGGCCAGCGCCACAAGGTGGGTGGCCGACATATGCAGAACGCACCGCATATCTTGTGGCAGACGCCATGCTGAAAGCGAGGCAAGCATGAGCACCACCAAACGCCTGACAAAAGCATTTTCTGATGCCATTCCACTGGGGCCACACCCTAGGCCACACTCCGAGTGGGTTTCAGTGCGACTCGACTTTGTGCAGGAGGTCATCGACCACCTTGAATGGCTTGAAAAAGGCAACGCCGAATGGCGGGATATTGCGGTTTCTCGCACCAAGCAGTTCGCGGCCATTCAAGCAACAGCCCGTATAGCCATTACGCACCTGCAAGCGATACTCAACGGAGCAAGAACACACACTGACCAGCAGGCCGCAGATACGGCGGCTCGCGATTGGTTAATAAGCATCGGGAGTGAATTAACATGATTGAACTGGACGACTGGGCGGCGCACATGATGCGTGCCGAGATTCAACTCAAGGCCATTGAGAAGAAGCTGCTCCGCAAGGACTATCAAAACATCCAAGCGCACGCCGCAGCAGCCAAGCACAACATCGACAAGATGCTCGCGTGGGTGGCCCGCCAAGGCTCCAGCAAGGGCGTGGACGTGGTTGAAATCCTTCAGGGTAACGTGGCAGCACTGCCGGACTCAAGCCACACCAAGAGCCTTCTGATCGCCTCCATTCAGGAGATCGAGCAACTGAGGAATGAGCGGCAGTTCTGGCTCAGGTCAGGCTTTGACATCGGCAAGCAAGATGCAGTCAAAGAATAAGAAGGCACCCACCGTTGCGGAGCGGGAGCACATCACGCGGATCAAGGAAATGGACTGCGTGGTGTGTGGTGCATCAGGCCCGAGCGAGTGCCACGAGATCGAGCAGGGCCAGTGGTTCACCAGCATGCCCCTGTGTGCAGACTGCCACCGGGGCAGCCTCAACGGAATCCATGGACAGAAGCGGATGTGGGCCGTGCGCAAGATGGACGAGCTATCAGCGCTCAACGAGACCATCCGTCTGGTGATGGAAAACATGTAACCAAGTAACCGATTATCGGAAAGTGCAGACTTTCAATCTACACTTTCCGAAAAGCAATCTCCACGCTTTGATTGCCGCTTGTAACCGAGTTACTCCTTCATGGCCTCAACCCGGGCGTTGAAGGCCTGCATCTTCTTGGTGATCATGGCCTCCACCTGCTTGATCGACTCACGAGGCGCGTCACGCTCAAGCAGTTGCTCTTTGCGCTTTCGCAGCTTCTGAATGTCAGAGTAGGTGTTGCGGGCCAATGGCGCAAGGCGTGCCTCTGGGTTGTCCTTCAGGTAGTCAGCAACGGGCTGCCTGCTCTCGCGGCGACCCTTGATCTCGTTCTCGTGCTCATTGAGCTCAGTCAAGTTCTTGTAAAACCGACTGGACTCAGCAGCGGAGCTCTTGGTCTCGCCGTAGAAGCGGCCCACCACGGGAATCTTGTAGGGCGGCAGCTCTTCACCGGTTGCCGTCTTTGTGATGGTCTGCTCAACCTTCAGTGCCTCACGGCCAAGGCCACCCGTCACTTGGCCAATCAGGTAGTCGATCTGGTCCGGCGTGGGGCTCAGGGTGCCGGGCTTGAACTCGGTGCCGCCAGATGCGTAGTTCAGGTACTTCGCCAACTGCGTAGAGAACCAGCTCGCCGTGTCCTTGGCCCGCGTGTAGCCGGGCGTCGGATCGAGGCTGGAGAAGTCCTTGCGTGCAATCGGCTTGCCAGTCCAATCCCGGTTCTCTGTCAGCGCCACGATGGGGTCTGCAAAGGTTGGGGCCAAGGTCTGAGCGGACCAGCCTGCGTTGCCGATGGGGTTGAACGCCTCAAGGTACATGCCGGTCAGCGAAGCAATGCGGTCTGGCGTGTCCTTGAACCCAGACAGCGCCCACTCGGTGATGATGCGGCTTGTGCTTGGGATGACGTGGTAGCCCAATGGCATTGGGAACGTCAGGTACTTGTCACCGCCGATGGGCAGGATCAAGTTGCGCTCACGCACGAACTCTGGGGGTTCCTCGTCGTCAAACCCGGCAGCGGCCAGCAGCGCGGCCTGCATCGTGCCCAGCAGCAAACCGCCGGCCATGATCTTCTTGCCAGCAGGGCCACGCAGGGTCTGAGCCAAGCGAGTCGTACCCTGTACGGCAGCGTTGAAGAAGGCGTACAGCGCACCAGCTTGAACGGCGATCTGGCCCTTGCGGTTGAAGTTCACCGTAAGGTTCTTGGCAATGGAGGCAGCTTCCTGCTTGTCGATGCCGCGATCCAGCGCCGCTTTGTAGGCGGACAAGCGGACGGCGTTTTCCATCGAGTCGTTGTAGTCGCTCAGCCAATTCAGCATGCCACGGCCAGCGGATTTCAGCTTGCCTTCGGTGACCATTTTCAGCTCTTTCTCAAGAGCCTCTGCGCGTTCCTGCGAGCGGCTGAACTGATCTCGGAAACCTGTCTGGCCACCCTCTTCTTGGAACTCATTCCACAGCGTGGCCCATGGTGTGCTCACCGTGGTGCCGTCGCGCTCAGCACGCAAGGCGGAGTAGATGCCCTTCAGAGCAGGCAGAGTGCCCGCCACAACGGCTTTTCTATCCTTGGCAAGGGGTGTGTCGCTCAACTGCAGCGTAGCGCCTTGTACGTCGCGCAAGAAGTTGTAGGCGCCGAAGATCGGGTTGTATTGCGTGTTGACCGAAGCGAACCAGCGGGTGATCTTTGACAGGTTGCCAAGGATCGGGCCAAGCTGATCTGCGTCCAAGTTCTTGAGCGAAGAAATCATCCTCTTCGAGCGAGGATTGTTTGGGTTGAAGAACACGTACCGATCACGCCCATTGAAGCGCATCGACATCACGTTCTCGTTGTTGCGCAGCGTTGCGTTGATGCGCTCGACCACCTGACCGCTGCTCTTGTCCACAGCCTTCTGACGTGGCTCCTTCATCAGGAAGTCCAAGTCTTGCTGCGACAGGCCGAAGCTCAGAAGGTCTTGCGCGGCAGAAGGATCAATCTCTGCCATCGGGTCAATCGGCAGCCAGAAGTCAGGGTTGGGACTCTGCAGGGCCAAACCGAACATGGCCTGCGCCACGCGGTTCTTCTCGGCCTTGATGATGGCACGCTCTCGCTGCAAGGCGCTATTGGCAAGAATGTTGACAACATCTTTTTCTGAGCCCGTTGCCGACCGAGAGAATTTTCCGCGCACATCGAAACCTTGTCCGGTGCCAAGTCCGCCAGCGGTGTAGGCGTAGTCCAGCTTTGCCTCGTCTCGCTTGAGTGGAACATAGAATGGAAATGTTTTCTCCCACTGATTAATCGTTTGGCGAGTCTCATAACCGCTGCTTACCAAAACCTCGCGAGTGGCCTTATTGATGGCATCCATCTTCTTGGCCAGCGCCTCAAAGTCAGTCTTCTGCTGTGGCGTCAGGCCAGCGAGGTAAGCGCGAGCATCTGCGGTGTCAATACCGGAGCCGCCATCAGACATGCCACCGATCTTGGCAACGTGCTTGTTGTAGTCCTCGGCATGACGGTTGTGCAGGTACTCCTCAAAGTCCTTGATGTTCACGCCGCGTGTGCTCATGTCTTGCATGAGAGGGCGCAATTCTTTCTTGAGAAAGTCTGCGGTCTGCTTTGCGGTGCGACCGTGGAACAGCTCTTCCTGCAGGTACGGATTCCACTTGGCCATGATCTTGCCAGCGGAAGCGGAGATGGCGTCCACCACGCGCTTGGTGTCGATCATCTTGTTCTGCAGGGAATAGATGATGTCATCCTTGTTGGTTTCGCCGTACAGCTTGGTGTCATTGGGCGTGGTCCACTGCGCGAGCACGGGCTGGCCCTTGATGTTCTGACGGCTGTAGCGGATGTCGGCCTTCTTGGGATCGTAGGTGCCCACATTGCCGGTGGCGGATTTGATCTGAGTGGGTTCAAAGGCAACAATCTCTCCATCCCCTTTGCCAGTCTTGTCCATGAATCCATCAAAGCCTTTTGATTTCATCATTTCCGTCCAAGCCTTGGATGCCTCTTTGTTGCCACCAAGACGCTCAGCATTTGCAGGAATCCATCCGTAAGGGCTCTCTTCAGACTTCCAATTTGAATCGTTAATTACAAATGGATTCTGCAGAGACAAAAATACGGGCATCGTGATGTTTCCGTATGTGTCGCCCTGTAGCGGGAAAGGCATGAAATAAAAGCCTTGGCCAGCGTATCCGTAGTCGCTTGATCCAATCTTTTCTTTGTCGAATGCTTTGATGTCTGCTCTTGTCTTGTGGTACACCACCGCTGGATTTCCATCGGCATCCACCACCTTGCTGTCACCAAACCAGCGGTCAAATGCCGCCGAGCCGGGGCCGGTCTTTGGAGCTTCGCCACGCATGGCGGAAGGCTTACCGCCCATGGAGTCGGCGCGAATATCAGACATCAGTACACCCACATCGGATGTGTACGTGGTCTTTACGTTGCGCGGATCATCGAGTCGAGCATAGGAGAAAACAAAGGCGTCCTCGTCATCCGTGGCATCCGGGTCTTCTTCTTTGCTGACGCCGAAATACTCGCCATCGACATTTGCGATGTAGTCCCAGTCTTGCCACAGGCTGAATGAGTTGCTGTCTGTGACGCGCTTGAGCTTGTCGCTAGGCTTCTTCAGCAGCTTCTTTGCTTCGTACAAGTTGTAAGCCTCAGAGCCACCGGGAACCTGCCCAACCTCCATGTTGTCGCGCACATCCTCATCCATGGCAGCGATGGCTCCGGCGTCCTTGTAAATCTGATTACCGGCTCCAGCATCCCTTGCGGCAGCAGGCTTACCTTCGGTGGTGCGACCCTTGCCGCTCTCCACAAAGGCGCGAGCAGGCAGGATGTACTTCTGGATGATGTCGGCATCGGACATCTTGATGTTGAAGCCAAGGCTGCGCAGGAAGTCCCTGATGATGACCAACGCACGCTTGACGAAAGGCAGGCCCGGCTTGGTCTGAGCCATGACGGCCAGCACCTCCTCGGCAGCTTCCAGCATGTCCTTGTCGCTCTTCGGATCAAGGCCATACTGCTCAGCTTTGCCCTCCACCTCGGCACGGCGATTCTTAATCACATCGCGCAGCACGGCTTCCATCTTTGGACCGAACACGCCACGCAGACCGAAGTGGCCAAGTGCCTCGTGCATCAAAGCCTCAACAGCATCGTTGGTTGAGCCAATAGAGTCAGCAATGATGTATGCCTTGCCCTTGTAGTAGAAGCCCTGTGGGCTGCCCTTTGCGCCCTTGGCAACGGCCTCCCTGTTGTGGTCGCGCACCTCTTGCGGGATGACGGGATCGTCCATGCTCTCAGCAACGACCACCTCGGGCGCATTGGCCCAGCGAGACTTCACTGCATCAACGATGTCCTGCACGGCCTGTTTGCCAATGCCGATCTTGCCGGTGGCTCGCTTGTAGCGGATGTCGCCAACAGTTTCGGCCACAGCCTGATCACCAGCAGCACGCTCAACAGTCGCAGCTTCGCCGGGCTCGATGCCAGAAACTTCAGCCTGCACAACGGCGGGTTCTTTTACAGCCGCCACATCACTTTCTAGGGCCGAAATTGCATCATCCTGACCGCGACGAGCAACCTGCACATCAAATGTTGGTGTTTGCTTGTCGGCGCTCAGCATATCGCGCAGCTTGTTGGAGGCATTTTGAGAATCAAAATTGCTCATGCCAACACGCTCATCTGGAGGCAAGAATGAATCCAACTCACCAGCGTCAACCAAATCCTCAAGCGACGAGCCTGTTTTTCCTTTCGGAGCAACGAGGCTTTCATAGCCTCGGCCACGACGACCACCAATATCACTGACGGCATCAATTGAAAGCTTGCCCTTCAGAGCGTCCATCAGTGTGCCGCTCTTGGATTCTTTGGAGCGAGCAAACTTACGACGATCCATTTCGGCCTGCTCAAGCCGATCCTCTTCGGGTGTCTTGTAGGGCTTGCCAAAAGTCGCTCTTTTTTCTTTTGTGAGAGCGCTGGCTTCTTCGCGGCTCAACTCTTGACCGGGAAGCGTTGGCGCTTGCAGATCAGCCAGTGCTTCGTTGCCAAAAATAACGTCACGACTCTCCATCTCAGGAATTGGCTCTTGAGCAAAAATGCTTTGCTTCGCCATCTTCGCTTCAGAAGCGGCTTGTCTTTCTTGGTCTTTCTTTGCTTTCTCTGTTGCGGCCAATTCCTTTTTCATGCGGTTCACATCGTCCAAAACAATCGAGTCAAGACGCTCGTTAATTCTGGAAATCATTTGTGCAGATTGAGGAGTTTTTGGCTCGGCCTCTAAGCGCCGCTTTTCAGCAAGCAAGAAGGGGTAGTTATCCACTAGAGGAATCTCAGCTTTGGCTTCCTGCTCTTCGCGCTTTGTGCGCAGCATGGTAGCCAACTCACCGCCAGCGGGGGCACCCGTCATGGCTTGAGACAATCCGGCAGGCGCGGGCAAACGAGCAGCCTTGGCCTCAGCTTCGGCGGCTTTCTTTTCATCAGCGGCCCGTTTGGCAGCGGCCTCTTCTTCCAGTCGAGCAGCTTCGGTAAACCTCTCTCGGCCAGCCGAAACCAACGGGGACTCAATGCCACCAAGACGTGCGATGCGGGCCTTCTCTTCTTGAGAGGCGACACGCGCCAAACGCTGCTCCTCTTTTTTCTCAGCAGCCTCACGCTCAGCGCGGCGCTCAGCCGCACCTGTCATCAAGCCAGCGTCACGGTCTGTGCGCAAGATGTTTTGCTTATCAAGCTCACCCTCAGGAAAGACGCGAGCACGACGCATCTCTTCAACACGAGCATCCTCTTCTGCTATACGACGGCTGGCAATCAGGTCTTCCATGCCACCTTCACCGGGGCGCTTGGCAAGAAGAGTGGCCATGTCTGTGCCAGTCAAAGATGGTGCAGGCGCATAAGGTTTTTCACCTTCTTGTGGAGCGTACTTTTTCTGGAATTGCGATTCTTCGTACTGCGCCAAGTCTTCGCGGGTCATGGCGACCGAGCCATCAGGCAGAGCCACAGGGGTGAACACGCCCTCAGAGCCAAGCGCCAACGGAGGAATCGCGGCCTTCTCGGCAGCTTCAGCCTCAATTCGGGCACGCTCCGCATCGGCCAAGCGTTTTGCTTCAGCCTGCTCGGCGGCTGCCCGGGCCTTGTCCTCTTCTTCCAGAATGCGCTTAGCCTCTGCGCGAGCCTGACTGCGAGCACTCGACTCAAAAGCGCCACCGGCAACACCAAGGCCAGCACCGGCCAAGCCTTCAAGCGCACCAGCACCAGCCACGCCACGCATGGTGGGCACATCAAAGCCCTCGCGCTGCAGAGCAATGTTCTGGGCGAGCTGCTCCTGACTGCCTTGCGCGATCTCGGGAAGACCTTCCAGCGCAGCCTTGCCCGTCAGGTTCTTGGCCGTCTGGAGAACGCCCTTCTTGGCCACTTCCTGCGCCGCGTCTTTTGCGCCAGCCTTGAAGATGATGTTCTTGATGGACGACTCCAAGCCGGTTCCGGACGCAAATGCGCCAAGGCCTGTGCTCAGCAGAATCTGGTCGAGGTTCTTGCCACCATAGGACTGGGCCAACTGAGCCTTTTCTTCAGCCTGCGCTTCTGGCAGACCAGCCTTGAGCAACTCTTCTTTGGTTGCGTCGTAGATGGCGCTTTTCGCAGTACCGGCACCCATGCCAGCACCAACACCCATTCCGATGGCACGAGCACCCAAAGCGCCAGCGCCAAGCACCTTGCCGCCCAGCAAGCCAACGATGGCGGGGGCAGCGGTGCCAAGGCCTTGAGAGATAAGGTCCACAGGGGCTGTGGCAAAAGCCTGAAACGCAGCCTTGACCTGTTCGCCCATGCCCTTGTCTTCTGCGTCCTTCATGATGCGAGCAATCTCACGCTCGTCATTCTTGGCTTGAGCGGACATCAGGCTGGCCAAGTAGCCCTCTGCGCCCTTAATGGTTTCGGATACGCCAGAGCCAGCGCCAAAAGCGTCAGCAATCAGGCGCACACCGGTTGCCGCGCCGCGACCAATGCTCAGCGGGACATCGGCCACCTGCCGGAGAAAGCCGGACTCCTCTTTCTTGGCCGCTCCAGCTTCTGGGTCTTTCGACCACCATTGATTTTCGCTCTTTACAACAGCGTCGCTTTCCCAGAAATTGGTGGCCATAAATTACCCTTTTGTTCGTTGTGTTCCATCCGGCGCTGTGTACGTTGCACCCTTTGGCAGCTTGTCATATTCTGCCTTAGTGATTGGCTTGCCGCCACCAGCAGGAGCGGCTGCACCTTTCGATCCAGACATGATTTGGCTGATCTCGCGACGAGCCATCACTTTTTCCTCTGCCGTGCTTTCATAGTCATTCAAAATGCTTTGCGCTGCACGAAGCCTGTCTGTTGGGGTGGCCCCTCTTTCATTGACACCAGCTTCGCGCATCAACTCATTTGCCTTCACAACATCACCGCCAGCTTTCCGAAGATACCCGGCAAACACTTGCTGCTCCAAAGGCACTCGATCACGAGCCATACGGCCCTTCTCTTCGGCCTTGCGCTGCTCAATCTCCATCTCCTTGCGTTTCATCTCTTGCTGCAGCTCCAGCTCTTTAAGAGCGGCCTGCTGAGCAAGCTTTTTCCGCTCCATCTCGGTGGTTCCGACACGACCAACGGCTTCGTATTTTTCCTTGAAGATGCGGTCGTACTCCTTCTCTCCAACACCGTACACCTCCTTGGCGTACTGGCGGGAGGCGTCGATCTTGCCCTGCTCCTGCTCGATGATCTTGGAGCCAAGGTCAAAGCGCTTCTGGGCACGCTGTTCTTCCAAGCCGCGCACGCCACGGGCACCAGCAGCGCCAGCTTCGAACGAGGACATGCCGCGAGGTGTAGCAGCGATTTGGCCAAGGTACTCCATAAGCTGGCCAAACGAGTCCTGTGGGCCGACCTGCCGGGCACGCTCTTCTTGCAACTGCTTAATCATGGCGTCGCGCTGCGTGGTGTCCGGTGCACCAATACGAGACTGGTACATCGCCTCCCTGTTGGCCGCAGCAGCCTGTGGGTCTGCCTGCATGCGCTCGACATCAAGGCGTTGGGCTTCGTCTGCCAATGGGGAGTTGGATTGCATCATGCTTGCGGTCGGCGCAGCAGCCACAGGCGCTGGTGCTTGTGCAACTGGTGCGGGTGGACGTGCAGCCTGCTTCTTTCTCGCATCAGCTTCGGCCAGCGCTTTCAGGTCTCCAATTGGCTTTTCTGCGGGCATTGGCCCAGCTTTGCGAACATATGTCTGCTCGGTTGGTTGCGGTCTTGTCATTTGAGGGGTAGCGGCTTCTTTCTTGGCCTCTCGGGCAAGCTTTACATCCGAAAACGGAGTGGGACTGCCTGTGCTTGCGCCTTCTGGTGTCAACTTCGGAGCCAAATATGCGGCATTTATTCCTGCGGCACGCATTGGGCGAACTGCCACGGTATCGTACGCGCTGGCCAAGCTGCGGGGCACCATGGTTGCAATGTCAGCAATAGCGCGGCCAGCCGACTCACTTCCGCCGCGCAGGGTTTCCAGCAAACTGGCAAGAGCAGCTTGGTCGGCTGCGGCCTGTGCGTCCAACGGCTTGTCGGAGTCTTTCTTCTTGCTCTCCGCTTCCTCACGGTTTTTCCGGTTCATCCGGTCGTACGGCGTCTCGTATTCGCCCTCACCGCCCTTTTGAAATGCAACGATGCCGCCGCCAGCGAGGCCGAACTCCACGGGTAGATCGTCAATGCCTTGGGCGGTAGGTTGTGCTTCAGCAAACTGCGTCCCTTCGGGAACCGGGCCGGGGCCAGCTTGCTGCATCATGGCCTGCATGGCTTGTTGCTTTTGCTGGGCTTGAACTTGCTGGGCTTGCATCTTCTGGCGGGCCTGCTCGCGCACGGAATCCATGACGGTGGGGGGCTTGCCTTGCGGCCCCTGCATCTGGGCGAGCTGGTCCATGGCCTGTTGCTTGGCCACGGCGTCTGTTTCGTTCGTGACGATGTTCAATGCCATCAGCTCGTGCAAGTCTGGGGGTAGGCCGGGCTTGCCCTGCTGCTCTTGCTGAATGCGCTGCTGGAGCGGTGCTGGGTTCCCACGGAACAGGGAGGCGATGCCTTGGGCGCTGGGTTGACTCATGATCTGTCCTTACTTTGTGGTGGCGGTGGTCTTGCCACTCAAGATGTCCAAAAGCTGCTGTATTGTCGTGGCCCCGCCAGCAAACTGCTGCAGGTTGCTCTGGCCCGGGATGTTGTACGACTGCGCCGCCAATGGCAAGCCCGAGAGCAAGGACTGCTGGAACTGCACCATCTTGTAGGGGTTCAGGCGAGCCTCCTCGAACTGCGCCTTGTCGGCTGCAATGCCCTCCGACTCGATGCCACGCTGCACGCCACCCAAGCCAGACATTGCACTAAGACCCGCCAGATCGGCTTGCGACTGCAGATTACCCAGTTGACCTTGGGTTTGTGCGCCTTGGAGGCCAGTCTGCAGACCTTGCAAACCTGACGTTGTGCCGAACTGCTGTTCTTGAATCTTGCGTGCTTGATCGGCATTGAACTGCTGCTGGGCCTTGTCAAACGCAGTAGAGTACCCCGAGGTCAGCATCTGGTTCTGTTTGTCCATCAAGTTACGGCGACCCTCTGACTCCATGATGGCCTGACGGCTGCCACCAAACGCACCAGCCTGAGTGAGTCGGCCAGCATCAGCCATGCGGGAAATGTCAGCTTGGCGGCGGGCCTCGTCCATCGCGGGGTTCAGCGCAGACTGCAGGTACGGGTTCATGTACTGCTGAGCTTGGTCCGCACCAAAGTCGATCCCAACTGGCGTGTACTTTCCTGCGCCGGGAGCCAGAGAGGCAATACCACCGGCAGTGGTCGCAGCTTGCCCAATGGCAGCAGGAGTTTGCAACCCGGCAGCTTGCGTAAACGCTTGGTTCTGCAGTCCCGATGCGCCAGCAGTCAGCGGCCCGGTGTAGGCCTCGTACGGCTTGTTGGCCAGTGCCTGACCTTGACCCAGCATGCCAGTGACGTAATCGCCAGCCCAATTGGACAAGCTGGATTCATAGCCAGTAGCCCCGGCGGGGGTGGTTTTGGGCACAGTTGTGCCGCCTGTTTGGTATTTCTGCACAGAGCCTCCCGGCATGAATTTGTTGGGGTCGATTTGCTTGCCTTGTTCGGTGGTGCCGGTGCGCTCTTCACGAACACGGTCCATCATGGCGTACAGCTTCTTTGCACCCTTTTCGGCGTCACCGCCACCAATTTTTTTGACCATCTCAGGGGAGATAAACGCTTCGTCGTTGGCCACGCGAGCTTCCTGCTTGCCGCCAATGGTCGTGGGGATGGAGTCGCTCATGCCGTCGCCTTCGCCCTTGATGGGCTTGGCATCGAACTTGGAGACCAGCAGCTTTAGGCCAGCCTCGGAACTGCCGTTGCCCAAGTGGCTCACCACATCGGCGGGGACGACAAAACCTTCTGGTGCAAGACCGCCTGCTGCAAAACCCTGACTGCCGTATGCCTTGGCTGCATCAAGAGTTGCCTGATCCACGCCATACTGCTGCATGGCGCTGGAAAGGGCCTCTTGGCTCGGGTTTGTGGCCAAGAACTGGTTGATGCTGTTGTAAACGCTATTGATGCCGCCAGCGGCTTGGCCTTGCTGACTTCCAGCCCAGTCGTTTACATCGGGAGGTGGAGCAACGGGTGCTGGAGTGGCTATGCCGCCACCTCCAACTACGACGCTGGGAGCGGCTGCGGCTTGTTGCTGGTTGCGTTGAGCGGTAGCAGCAGCGTCAGCAGTTTGTTTGGCCAGCCAATTGGGGTCTTCCCACATGCCGTATCCCTGTGGGGAGTGTGCAAGTGTTGGGTCCAAGCCCATCTGCGTGGCAGCATACATGGCATCACGGCGGTCCTGCCGCTTCAGTTGCTCTTGAGCCTGCTGCTGAACAAGGGGGCTGTTGTAGGGATCGGTAATGCCCTGCTTGGCATACACATCAGCCAACGTGCCTTGACCCAGCGGGTTTGCCTGAGTCATCTGCCATTGGATGTAGTTTTTTACCTCCTCTGGAGTGGCCTCTTTGTTGGGGTCCATCGAGAACGTCAGGCCCTTCATGAGCTCAGCATCTTCTCTGGATACGGTATCTTTGTTCGAGGCTATCACGCCATTACCCGCACCAACCCGATAGCCGTCAGGAGTTATTACATCCCCGGTTTTAGGGTCGTAAATTCCCTGAGCCGTAAGAATGCGGCCATCAGGAAGTTTGGTGCCTTCTCTTGCGCCTGTGTACGGCGTTTGCTGGTAGCTGGGTCGTGCAATTGCGCCGTACTGCCCGGGCACGGAAACTGACGAGCCGCCCGGCGTGGTAATTTCGGCAGAGCCGCCACCGGGGGTTGGTGGGCGAGCAAGGTCAGGAAGACCGCCGCCCCCGGAGGTTGGTGTTGGGCCTGTGCTTGGCGTAGGCCCGAGTGTTGTCGTAGGCCCGGGGGTTGGCGCACCACCGCCGCTTGGAGGTGGTGTTACGGGTGGGCGACCATAACTTGGGTTTTCATATGTGCTGGGGCGATTGAATGGATTGCTGGCAGCAGCCGCACGCAGCTCTTCCAAGGTCTTCTCGTTGGAAGAAACGATGTTGCCCTTTTCATCGCGGAACGTGGCCCCACCGCCGTAGTTGATGCCGCCCGAGCCGGGACGCCGCCCCACAGGAGGCGCTGTCAGCATGTTGCTTGTGGCCGTCAGCTTGGGGATTTTGCCTTGATAGCCGGTGGGTGCCGCGTTGTTTGACTTGGATGCAGCCAGCAAACCGCCGCCAAGGGCCATCAGTTTTTTAAGGTCGTACTCGCCATTCGTTTTAAACAGGTCGAGCGCTTTTTGACCAAGCCCTTTCACCTGATCCCACACACCAGCCTTCCAGAGAGCGTCAGCTTCTTCTTTGGTGAAGTCATGGTCTTGCGATTCGCCGCCAGCAAAGTCTGGCGATGCCGATGGCGGCGTTGATGAATAGTCGTACGACGGGACGGGTAAGCTATCCAACTCGCGGGGGGTGATTAACTGGCCGGGAGACTCTTCTGGCTCGCCATCGTCTTCGTAATATCCATATTCCAGAATAGCGCCGTCTTCGTCGTACGTTGGGGGTACATATCTTCTTGCCATGTCAGCTCCTTAAAAGCCGCGCAAGTTCGCGGGCTCGTGTAGCGGTATCACCTGCCGGAGGCGCAGACATGGTGGTTCCAAAAATATCTTCCATCAATTGTACGTCTGCGGCGTTTTCTTGCCCAGATGACACAATCGTTGGTGCGGCCTGTTGCCCACCACCCAAAAGGGATGCGAGCTGGTTGATGTCGATGCCCTGCCCCGGCTTGGTTGGAACCTTGGCCACCCCCGCAGGGGGCTTTGCCGCAGCGCCCGGAGTTTTGGGGGCACCTGCGCCAGCGTTGTTCATGATCTGCTGGCCGGTCAGTGGCGTCTTGCTGTTCTGCATGTAGCTGGTGTCGATCACCGTGCCGTCGGGCAAAGTCCAGTTGCCAGTGTCTGGGTTGTATTGGTAGTCGTCCATGGAACCAATGTTGGTCCCCGAGGTCTCATTGGTCAGATCGCCAAAACTCAGAGCACCGCCTTCATCCGGCATGAAGTGGCCGGTGATTTCGTCAAAGTACCCCTTGGTGTCCGGGGCATAGGTGGGCGGGGCAATATAGCCCTCACCACCCGGGGCAAAGTACCCCTCGATCATGTCGGAGCTTTTCGGCCCGTCGAAGCCGCCCTTTGGCAAAAACCCAGCACCAGCCTTGATGATGGCTGCTGGGTCCTCGCTTTGGAGGGCCGTGACCATGCCGAGCGCCTTGCCGATGTCTTGTGTGGAGAACCCGGCCACCTCAGAAACACCGGCCAAGTTCGCCCCGCCAAGCGCAGCGCCCAACAAATCCTTGCTCTCCAGCGCCTTCAGCACGGTAGCCGCCTGCCGTACGTTGTTGAGTGTGTTTGCCGTCTCGACGCTTGCCCCGAGTTTGCCAGCCAGCGGGACTGCAGCGCTCAGGCCAGACAGCAGAGCCTTCTCCCAATCGCCTTTGGATGCCGCGTATGCTGCGTTGGCGGCAGCAATGTACGGGCCGACGCCGGGGATAAACGAGCCCACCAAGGAAGCTGCAGGCTTCAAGAAGTCCTCTCGAAAATCAACCCAATCACTTCGCTTTGGAGTGGAGTATGGGACGGGCGTTCCGTCCGGGGCGAACTGCAAGGCGTATTCGTTTTTGAACCCGTGGTTAGGCATGGTGACAGCCGCGCCTGTAGGCTTGTGGTACAGCTCATTTTCATAAGCCGTGTATGTACCACCACCTTCACCCTCATAACCAACAACTTCTTTCTGCCGTTGACCAAGGTCGTAGAGGGAATCTGTGCCGGTCTCGGCCAGCCGGAACGCGGTATCCCAGACCGTATCAGCCTCTCCAATCTGACCGCCAGAGATCGGAACCTTGTACTTCTTCCGCTGGTCTTCCAACTCTTGATGGATGGCGATCACCCGGTCGGCAAACGAGTTGCCTTTTTCAGACTTGCCACCCTCAAGACCGCCGTACGTCTTGCGGATGAAGTCGGCGGTGATGTCGCCAGAACGCGCTTGATTGGCGTACTGGGAATATGCGTCGTCCCATGGGTTTGCCATATCAGACCTTCACTTTCAATACGTTCGAGGCACTGGTGTCTCGATAGACATCGCCCACGCGCAAGTTGGCCAAGTCCGCCTGCGTTGGAAGAGTGTTGATGTCGATGTTTAAACTGGCAACATTAAGCTGCTGCACAGCGTTGATCTGCTTGAAGAACAAGTTGAAGATGTTCTGCATCTGGTCCATGAACGCAGTGGTGTACTCCTGCGGTGCAGCAGTTGGCCGAGGTGGGGTTACGCGACTGAACATGCCCATGTTTATCTCCGTCCGTCAGGTCTGAGGTCGAGTCGGGGAGCCCCGAGCTGCCACGTCACGCCAAGCCCATCGCTCTCCACCTTCACAGACATCTGACGTGCCCGCACCCGGGTGAAAATCTGGCCGGTGTACTCTTCAATCGGCAGCACTGCGGTGCGCGTGATGGGCCTGTTGTTCTCACCTCCCACCGAAGGAGGCGTGGTGTACCCGGAGCCCGAGTTCTTCAGGGGTTGCATGTACATCCGGGCCGTAGGGGACGCGGCGTCAGACCCCCGGAAAGTGATGTCCGGCAGGACGCGGTACAGGAACATGAAGTTGTGCCCGTCGTCCAGATCAAATTCAGCGGATGTGATTGTTGCCGCAATCGGCGTAGGTACTGCCGTGGAGTTGTCGTCCACACCAGACTCATGGTTCACGATGTTGTTTAGGTACGTCGCCGCAATTGGATAGTCCCGCAAGCCGGAGTCCAGCCATGCCGAGCGGCTCATGTCGCCGTAATACCAGATGTCTTCAAGGTAGTTATAGATGGCGTACTTGTCCACCACGGTAGAGCCCGCCGAGCAGTAGAACCACCAGACCTCGTTGAAGCCCTCATTGGTGCCCGCGAACACCTGCGAGTACTGGTCTTTGTCAAGATCAGAAAAGATGTACTGGCGCAGGTCGCAGCGCAAGGTTTGGACTCGACCGTCGTACTTGTAGAACTTGTCCACGCCCATCCAGAACGTGACCCCGGATGCGATAGTGACGGCGTTCTGACTGACGATGGAGGTGTTGTCGGCCAGCAATGTTGCGCCCCACACAGCAGGTGGTCCAAGGTATTGCATGGCATACACAGCGTTGTCGGTGAACACAATGATCTCTTGGCGCGACTGAATGGCCGTGATGATTTCTGAACCCCGAGATAGCTGCAAGCTACCCGCTTGGTTTGTTGCTGCTGGCGTCCAGTTTGCCGCACTTTCTTGGTCAGACCAGCGGATCAGCATCGGGCTTTGGTCGGCGCTTCCATAATCATTGCAGCCAAAGGCCAGCACAAAGCGGCTCACATCCGAGACCAAAATGGTGTTCTGAACCGTGGGCACATCCGAAGCGCCGCCAATCGCTGTCAGGTTGATCGCCCGGGTGCCTGTGCCAGCCGAAGAGTCCCAGTAATAAATGGCTCCGCCTCGTGGCCCGAAGATCAGGTCTTCGCCAAAGTTGAACTGGCTCCACAGCCGCAGGGTTTCCAAGGACGAAGTGCCCGTTCCCCACACACCAGTTCCCCAGCCGCCCGCACCCCAGCCGACCACGGGAACCGCAAACTCAAAACCCGTATTGATCTGGTACGCTGCAACAACCGAAGCCCCGCCGCCCGGGGAGCCGGATACGTCCGTGGCGTTGGCGGTGGCCGAGACGGTGATGGTGTACGTGTTCGCGTTTACCACGGTGACTTGGTACTCTGCGTTGAGCACGCCTGCCGTGATGTTGCCGCCAAGCCCCACAGCCCCACTGAAGGTTACAAAGTCCCCAGTGAAGCAACCATGAGCCGTGTCTGTGACGGTGATGACGCTGGAGCCCAGAGTAGCGACAAACGGGTTGTTGTTGATGGTTCCGGGTGTTCCACGGATCGGCGTGATGTCGTAGTACGAGCCGCCGCTCTCGATGTAGAACTTGAGATTGGTGCCCACGCCCAGCAGGTTGGCCCCGCCCAACGTCACCCAGTTCCAAAGCGACCGGCATACACCAAGGAAGGAGTTTGCCGAGATGCGCTCCCAGCCACCGATCTTTTCAGGCGTACCGGAGCGGAACCGAATCTTGTCGCACTCGTACCAACCAGCAGAATACGCGCCGTTGACCCCCGTGGGTCCGACGTTTTCCGACAAATATCTGGTGTTTTCTCGACTTACACCCGGCCTGAAAAGGATTTTCTTGAGTGGCATTGTTTACCTCAGCTTTGTGGCATTTTCGCACTTAACTCAGAAACAGCGCAATCTCGGCCTCTCGGCGCTTGACCAGCCCGGGGAGAACCTTGCCGCCACCCTTGGTCCAAGCCCGGAACGCATCGGCTGCTCCCTCCCAATCACCCCGGTTGGCCTTCATGCGGATGGTGCTGCGCTGCAGGTTGCCTAGCCCGAAGTTAAAGGAAATAGAGACAAGAGCGTCAAAAGCGCCTTGCCGCCCAACAACGCCGGGAACAAGACGAAGAACACCCCGTTCAAAAGTTCCGACATCAACACGGAATAGTTCGTCGATCTCTTCTTTCGTCCAGACACGGTTGTCCTCCGGTTTCAGTGGCATTTCCTTGCGGATCATGGGGTTGGGCTTGCCTTCGACCCGCATCACGGGGAGCCTGATCTGCTCTTGATACAGGACGTGGCCGTAGCCAATCGTCCAGATGTGCGCTGGGCACAGGTAGGGCCGAGAGCGTTTGCCCTCGAACCGGTGCATCAGGTCTTCGCCTGCCCTGCTCAGTTTCACTTTTTGCTCCAGCCGCGAGAGCCGAACCAGAAACCGATGATGCCGCCCAGCATTGCCATCTCGTCAGCGCTGAAAATCAGGTCGGCGTACTTGATGACATCATCAATGTTGGTGATCAGGCCGGGGTGGTTCCACAGATACCAAGCCATGAAGCCGTTGATCAACACCAGCTCAAGGACAAAAATGTAGGTCACAGTGGGGCGCACAGTGCCCACGTAGTTGGCAACCCACTTGCTGGCCTTCTCAAGCACCTTCTCGTCGTGCGAAAGCGCGGCTTCAGTCATTCGGGCGTCGGTCTCCATGGCGATCTGATCGGTGCGGACCTCTTCAATCTTCAGTTGGGCAGCGAAGCCCTGAGCGGCCAAGGCCAGCTCACGCTCGTTCTGCAGCGCGGCCAGCTTCAGCTCGTGCGCTTGGTCAGCCTTGTTCTGGAAGTACTCCAGCAGTTTTGGGAGGCCGGAGATCAGCAGACCCCCAAGAGTTGAAAACAGTGAAAGCATCAATGACCCCTTTTAACAAGCATGTTTGCTGCAATGTCCAGCATGGAGTGGACGTGCTCCATGTTCTGCGGCTGCTCTACCCAGCCAGCCGTAATCTGCCCAATGAACCTGCTGCGATCTGGCGGTATGCTGATACGGCAGGTGAACGAAACGCCCTGCGCAATATACCAAATGCCCAACTCCGACTGCGCCCTCAGATATGGACTGCACGGCGTCTCACCCGCCATCAACTTCACCACGTCGTTGTTGTTTGCTACGTTCGTTGTGAACAGGCCAACATCCAAACCTTCCATCTCCTTACTGCGCCCGTCCTTGGTGTACAGGCGGTACAAGACCCGTGTGCCAAAAATTGGGTTGACCTTGAAGATGGCAACAAACTTGGCGTCGGTCTGTTTGAACAAAACACTTGCCGCATCGTCAACCCGATCTTCGTGGATCACGGGCATCTTCTTGTTCTCTTGGTATGCACCAATCAGCACCGTCTGGTTCTGCCAGACAAAGTACCCGGCAAACGCAACCAGACCCATGACGAGGATGGCGACCAGCTTAAAGGGTGAATCGACATAGGCCAGCACCTTGTCCAGCACGCCGAGGGCTTTATCGCCAGAATCCGCCATTCAAACTCCAGATTAAAACGCGGGCGCACCAAACCACTAGCCCAATCAGAAGGGCCGCTGCACAGAATGCTACGGCCCAGTCTTTCATGGCACCACTGCGGGTGTGATGGTGTTGGTCGTGGTGTTGGTGCTGGTCACCACAGTTGGAGTAGCCGTATTGTCAGTAATGCCGCCACCAGCAAGGCGACCACTGTTGCCAGAGTTTGACCCACTGTTCGCTCCTATCGAGTAAGAACCTGCTCCGATCACGCCTGTGCCGCTCAAGGTTACGTTAGCCGCTGGCGCTTGAATCTGCGAGGCGATGCCCACAAACGCTGCGTTGGTGCTGACACCCAGAGCTGTTGCGTTGTCGGACTGGCGCATACCAAGAGAAGTCTGCTTGTTGACCGTGTAGATTTGGCCGACAGTTGGCAGCAACAGACCGGTCCACTGCATGGCGTAGTCCGCCCACGACTTGGGCGCATTGATCTGAGCGTTCTGCTGACCGCCACCCATTTGCAGGGACATGACCGCTGCAACCTTGGCCGTGGTATCACCTTGCCGAGCGATGTCAGCAAGGGCTTGGAAACGTGCTGTTTGGGCTGCTGCTTGGGCTTTGTGGGCGTCAGCGTAGGCAGCGTATTCCGAGTTGGTTGCGCAGCCTGTCAGGGCCACCGAACAGACGGCGAGGGCGAGTAATTTCATGGTTGCTCCGGTTGCGGGTCTGCAAGAACCCAAGA